CTGCTCATCGACGCCGATCCGGCATTTCACCGTCACCGGCGCCTTGGACACCGCCTTCATCGCCGCGACGCAAGCCGCCACCGTCTCCGGCGTCAGCATCAGGCAGGCGCCGAACGCGCCCGACTGCACACGATCCGATGGACAGCCGACATTGAGATTGATCTCGTCGTAATCATAAGCTTCGGCAATCCGCACCGCTTCCGCAAGCTTGGCCGGATCGGAGCCGCCGAGCTGCAGCGCCACGGGATGCTCGCTGGCATCATGCCCCAGCAGCCGGTCGCGCGGCCCATGGATAATCGCATCCGCCGCCACCATCTCGGTATAGAGCAGCACATGGCGGCTGATCTGCCGGTGCAGATACCTGCAATGCCGGTCAGTCCAGTCGATCATCGGTGCCACGGCGAAAACAGGCTTTTTATAATCCATTGATTTCACTTACTTTCCTTGTTTTGTCCGTTGACACTGTTGCGCAACATGTTGCGTATCGTTGCGCATTTACCTATATCGCTGCGTATTCTTTGCCGGTAAGTATCACAATGTAACCCGAACAGGAGGCTTGTGATACCGGAATGGGAACTATCGTTAGCAGGCAACGGCAAGACAAAACAACCGCCCATATGGCGAAGATTATAATCAAACGTGACGGTACAATCATCCATCGAGAGAGCAAGACTTTCGAGCGCGAGAAAGCCGCCGCAGCATGGATCGCGAAGCGAGAGGAAGAGCTTTCGAAACCGGGCGCAATCGAGCGCGCGCGAAAATCGGGCAAGACCCTTTCCGACGCCATCGACACCTATACAGCGGAAAGCCTCAAGGAGCTAGGCAAGACAAAAGCGAACACGCTCGACATAATCAAAACTCATGAGATATCCAAAAAGCTTTGCGAGGATATCCGCAGCCAGGACCTAGTTGACTACGCGAAAGAGCTTGGCAAGACCAGAAAGCCGCAGACAGTCGGCAACTATTTTTCGCACCTCGCATCGCTGTTCACAATCGCGCGCCCGGCATGGAATTACCCGCTCGATAAACAGGCGATGGATGACGCTGTGATGGTCGCGAAGAAACTAGGATATATCAAGCGATCGGACGAACGCGACCGACGCCCGACGATGGAGGAGCTTGATTTGATCATGGCTCACTACGTCGAGCGGAATAAGAAGTTTCCTAAGTCCGTCCCAATGCACATCATGATCCCCTTCGCGATCTTTTCGACCAGACGACAGGATGAGATTGTTAGGATGAATTGGGAGGACTATGACGAGGGCGGCAAACGCATGCTTGTCAGGGATATGAAGAACCCAGGCGAGAAGATCGGCAATGATGTATGGTGCGACCTTCCAGACGAGGCCATAAGGGTATTGAACATACTTCCAAGGACTTCGAAAAAGGTTTTCCCCTTTCGAACGAAATCGATATCAAGCGTGTTCCCTCTAAAGATGCAGCTTCTAGGCATAGAGGATTTGCATTTTCACGACTTCCGCCATGAAGGGATTTCCCGCTTGTTTGAGATGGGAATGAATATCCCGCATGCCGCCGCCGTGTCTGGACATAGATCGTGGAACAGCTTGAAGCGCTACACCCACATTCGCCAGACAGGCGACAAGTACGCGGGATGGAAATGGCTTGATATAATCACCAGTAAAAAACAATAGCCGCCGCAAATCCCCAGGACGCGGCGGCTACTGCAATCAACAGACCATAGACAAGCAGGCGCATTACGCGCCTGCCTTCGCTTCGGCGGCATAGGCAGCGGCGCGTGCCTTGTTGTGCTGGTACATGACCACCAGAACGCCGACGATGACGACGACAATCACGATAGCGCCCGCGATCATCAGCCAGGAATGATCGCCCGTCGTGACCATCGTCCCGCCGCTCGCAGCAGTCGCGCCGCCCGCCGTGCTGGCCTGTGTGGTTGCCTTCTTGTCGGCTGCATCGCTTTCCGCCAGGAGGGCTTGACGATTGTCGGCAGTGAGCGGCGCACCGGCAGAGAGGAACATAGAGACGGCTTTCGCTTCGACGCTGGCAACGCGGCTTGACCAGCCCCGTTTAAACGCATTCCAGATTTTCAGATGCTGGAGGAAGCCGAGGCGCTTAGCGCAGAGCTTTTGAATGGTGGCCTTGCCGTCAGCCACGGCCACGGCCTTGAGAGTAGCAGGGCCGATAATGCCATCAGGCCAGACGCCGACGACGGATTGCAGATCGCGAGAGGATCGAGCCGGGCCAGAGTTGACGCCGTAATCGTAGGTCGCGAGATCGACGCCAGCGGGCAGCAGTTCGCCTTTGATCGGCGTCCAGTATTTTTGCTGATAGATCGGCTGAACGTCGGCAACCGTGAGGTTCGCAATATCGAGGTTCGGGAAAGCAGAAGCGGCAATACCGTACTTCGTTCCTTTAAGCGTTCCCTTGCCGACCGCTCCGCCTGTCCAGTTGCCTGGATCTGTCTTTACCGTACTCATGCCGCCCTCATATCCGAGCGTCACGGCGCAACATGCTGCAAAATTTCCCTTTGACATTTCAATTTCCCGCGTTGGTTAAAACGCGACAACTATTCGTAGTCAAAGGTTGTCACCGTCGAACCGATCAACCCGAGGACATACGATGACAGACCATAACGGACTGCCCGTTGCTGGCTACAAGCCGCAGAGCGATGAAAAGGTAACTCTCGTCAACGCGAACAAGCAGGTAGAGGAAAGCGTGTTGCGCATCCTCGATTACCTTAAGGACATGCCCGGCATTGATGGCCGATGGCTTGCAGTTGGCCGTACGCATATCGAGCAAGGCTTTATGGCGGTCAACCGAGCTGTGTTTCAGCCGGGCCGCGTGAAGCTTCCAACCGACATCGAATAACGAACACCCCGACGCGGAGACTCCTTGGCAATCGCCCCTAAGAGATTGCTTGAAAATGGTTCTGATCGTACTTGAAGAAAGTCACCGGCCCGCCGAGGGGTAAGGGCATCATGTTGCCGGTGTAATTAGAGCAAATTAGGATAAGCTAGAAGCCGCACCGGAATGAGCCGGTTGCGGCTTTCTTATTGCCTAGAATTCAACCTCTTGCTCGTCTTCGCTGAAACTCGGATTGTAGAACGTCACCTTGTCTTCACCGCCGCGACGGTCACGCCCGACATTCCAGCCAAGCTTTTTCATGATCCGGCCCACGCGCGTTGCATGTCTCCAGTCAGCATCCTTTTTCGGGATGCCGAGACCGGCGAAGATATCGACTTGAGCTAAGGACTTTTGGCCCTTGAGCATAGGCACAATCAGATCAACCCAAACGTCAACGTCTGTTCGCTTCGCTTGTTCGGCCTCAACCGCTTCAAGCTCATTCTCCTGCACCCACCAAGGAGTTTTCTGATTGAACAGATGCACAGCTTCCGCCCATAGCTGATCGCGATCAGCGGCCATCGCGTCAATGTCTATCCTGCCGACCGTGATAGGCCAGAACCGGCGCGCTCCGGTAGGATCGCGCAGATAGGCGTTGCCCTCTGGATTGATTGTGCCGTTCAATACAACGCGCCGAGGAGCGTCGATCACAGATCGACCATATGGAGGGCGAAAACGGTCAATCTGTTGCGTCAAGAATTTCTTTACTTCATTGACTTCTGCGGCGGAAAACTTGTGCATTTCCGCGACTTCAAGGCCCCATACGCCTTGCATTTCCATCTTGGCATCTTTCGAGCCGATGTCAGAAAGTCCGTCAGTGAAGAACTCGCTTCCGTAAAGGACGCGCAGCGCCGTCGATTTCATCGCGCCTTGCGGTCCTTCAAGGATCGGCATGGTATCGACTTTGCACCCAGGCTTTAGCCCGCGCGCAACGCTGGAGATTAGCCAACGCATGCCAACAGTTTCCGAGTAGCCATCAGGATCGACGCCCATGTAGTATGTGAGCCACTTGGCAATGCGCGGCTTGCGATCCCATTCGAGGCCAGTCAGGTATTCCGTCAGCCGGTCAAAGCTCGAATGTTCCGCGACCGTCTGAATTACCGGTGCGATATTCGATTGCTTCGGCGTCATATATTTCGCCTCAAGCCACATGACCGCCTCGCTATAGTCGCGATCATTGAGCATGCGCGGTTCCCAGGAGCTACGCGCCATTTCCCACGGCGGCTTGCTCATCAACATGACGCGCATCTTAAAAGCGTCGAATGCGAACACGCCTTTCAAGTCTTCATGGTTCTCCAGAAACAGCGCCCAATTCTTCGTCACGCCCGGCTTGACTTTACCCTCATCGTTGCAGACGAGGCCGAGCAGCCAATTATCATCAGCCTTGACCGTCTTCCGCGTTTGAAAGTGCGTGACGGTCGCCGGTTCGGCTTGCTCTTGCTGCGTCGTGCGCGCCTCGCGTACAGGCGAACCGCTTGAGATCGGCACGACAGGACCGGCAGGAGCCGGGCGCTCTTCCTTGGCCTTCTCTGGCGTCTTTTCCGCTGGCGGCGTCGGAGGCGTCCAGGCGCGAACGGTCGCCCGCATGAACGCGTCAAGGTTTTCCTTAGTCCATCCATCAGCAATCGCATCCGCGCAATCCCATCCTTTGGGAGGCGTAGCACCTGATTGCCAATCATCAAATGAATATGTCATTTCGCTAGAGCTTGCCTCACCTGTGCGCGCAGATTGCGGGCGAAACGCGGCTCATCTTTACCGCGACCTTGTGAGACGACACCACAGAACACGCCGTTGACGATCAGCTTTCCATGGATGGAGCCGGGCTTTACTTCCCAACGAGCATTGCGCTCGCGCAATTCCCTCAAGACCAGTTCGGGAACTGAATAAACGTGATGGCTCATTGCGTGGCCCCCTGCACGACGTTGAGAACCCGATAGGTGCAGCCAAGGGCGACAAGTATCGAGCCGATTTCGTCGGCGGTAGCGAGACCCGGCCCATCAGCATCCGGCCACTTGACGATGTTTCGACCAGCCAGCGGTGACCAGTCGGTATGCTTGACGCCTTGCGTTCCACCCGGCCAGGAGATGACCGTGCGCCCCGTAGCCCTTACGAGCCCATCGCGGCACTTCTCGCCCTCGACTACGATCACTTGCCGGGCATCGCCAAGCTGATCGAGCCCGTAAAGCGGGCGAGGTTTCGGAAAGGGGAAGCGGCACCATGTTTGCGTACCGTCAGGCAGGCAAACGAACATGACCATTGGCGTTTCTTTGCCGTCGCTCATATCGTGGCGCAGGACATAGCCGAGAAGATCGCCGTTCACGAGGCGATAGGGAAAGACCATCGACGGCGCGAACGATCCCCATTCGGATTGCTCTCCCTTGCGCTTCGGATTGTAGAGCTTGACGCGCTTGCCGCGTTCGATCGGATCAGACGGCGGAACACACGGAACTATGCCAGCATAGATATCTCTTACCTCGACCTTGCGAGGGGCGATATTCGGGCGAGAGCTATCGCCGCCGCCGAGTATCTTGATTGCTTCCGGTAGGTTTACGCCCTTAATCTTCTGGACGAAATCCATGACATCGCCACGCTCGCCGCATCCGAAGCAATGGAAACGCTCAACGCCATCCTTGCCGCCGAATATCGTGAATGAGCCTGTCTCTTCGGAATGGAACGGGCAGCAGCAAACATATTCGCCGCCGTCCCGTTCCAATTTGAAGCCGAAGCTAGAAACGGTAGAAGATAGGGAGACATCACGCCGAAGGCGTTCAACATCAGATGACAATTCGTTAACCCTCTTAGTGATTTGCTGTTGCGTTTATAGCAACACTGTGCAGAGAAAAACGCAAGGGCGTGATGCCGTTTTCTAGTGATTTCCGCTAAGAATTTTCGTTAAGTCTTCATCACTTTTCGCAACACCGGCCCGGCCACCGGCAGCGTTGACAGCATCGATCCACGCGGTTTGTTCTTCCGTTGTTGCCGCGTCAATTTTGACCTCTACTTGTGTGTAGACGGCAACGGTTGAGCCGACCATTTCGGCAGTGATGACAAGGGGCGACCATCCGCCCAGGTCCGACCATCCATCAAATCCAGAGTGGAACGGTCGAGCGCCACGAATGACAACATCCCCAGGACCAACGCGCACCTTGCGCGCTGCGTAAATTCGTTCAATCTTCCGACCGACCCAACCCATACCGGTTTGTTGCCGAAAGAGCCTTGCCCCAAGTGTGGAGGCAAGGCGTTGAAGTTGGCGCATAAAGTCAGCTTCGGACATCGGCGCGGCCCTCTGCTAAAACGGTATATCGTCGTCAACATCGCGGCTGAAATTCCCGCGCCCATCTTGCCGCCCACGGTCGCGCTCTTCACGCCCGCCGTCACGATTGCCATTGTTCCCGGCGTCGTGATCTCCACGGCCATCGCCATCACGTTCGCCGCCGCCGCTGGAGCTAAGCATGGTCAACGTGCCGTTGAACGCCTGCAAAACGATCTCGGTAGAATACCGGTCGTTGCCTTCCTGATCCTGCCACTTGCGCGTTTGCAACTGGCCTTCGATATAGACTTTATCGCCCTTCTTCACGTACTTCTCAATGATGCCGCAAAGGCCCTCACTGAAACATACGACGCGGTGCCATTCGGTTTTTTCCCGACGCTCGCCGCTGTTCTTGTCGCGCCACGTTTCCGACGTGGCGATACTGAGATTTGCAATCGGCTTGCCGTCTTGAGTGCGCCTGATTTCAGGATCGGCCCCGAGGTTGCCGATCAACTGCACCTTGTTTAGAGAGCCCGCCATTATGCGGCCACCTTTGCAGCCTGACGAAGACGACGCGCAATCTCGCGCTTTCCCTGGTGAGGACGATAGTAAGAACGCCGCGCGTAGTACCACGCATCACGCGTACGGAAGCCGCCAATCAAACGGCGACCGATAGACGCGAGTGCAACTTCAACCTTGTGCATTTCTTCTCCTTAATTTCCCAAAACAAGCCGGTATCCCCGGCGATAACCGACATTCTCGATGGAGATGCCGGAGCCCTCTAGCTTCTCGCGGAGATGGCAAAGCGCCACCTTGAACGCGAGATACATTTTCGTGGGAGTTGGCCCGCCGTCAGGATCATCGACGTACATCGCGTCGAAAACCCTTTCAGTCATGACGGGCATGCCGCGACCCTTCCAGACGGCACCGAGGATGCGAGCCTCAAGCGGGGTGACGCCGTAGTGATCAATGACCATCTCGACGGATGGAACGCGAACCGGCTGCTTGCAGCAAGGGCAATTCAACGCGTGTTCCAGTTCTACTTTTTTGAACCGAGACCCGCCGTCCACGCGCGCTTGTGCGTCAAGAATTTCGTCATATGACGAAAGGTAATCTTTCCCTGATTTGTCCCTGGTATAACCAGTCTTCGGCTGGACGCCGTGGGAAGGATCGATATTCATCGACCTGAAACCATGAGATTGCTTGATCCCCATTAGCCTACCATCTTCCTTTCGTCCTTCTTCGCCAGCCTCGCCGTAAGAACGTGAGCCGCCCACTTTTCAGGAGATTTTGATTTCTTCGCCGTGGTCGTCTTGAGCAAATCCTCAAGCTGATGCTTGATGCTCTTGTCCAAGTCGCGGCCCGCCTTGAAGTCGGCGGCTAGCTCTCTGGCCTGCTCGTCATGGAGGCGTTTGCGCTCACGGCGCGCGGCCTCAAGATCGATTTCCTCAAGAACGCCATCGACCTCGCTAAGAACGCGGCCCTCTCCCAAAACGTCACGTTTCTTGACGGGATAGACATGATCGCACTCGACGCATTTCGGCGCGGCGGCATGGCTGGCGAAGCACTTCGGGCAAGTCATATTTTCGACTTCGCGCGTATTCTTCGCGCGGCCCTCAAGGCTCCATTCGCGTTCATCGTCTGGAAAGCCGAGACGAGAGAACCCGCCGACCATATCTAGCAGGATATGCGGAACGCCTGTTTCGTCTTGGCGCAGGCCGCGACCGTGCTTTTGCAGATGGTTTGCGAGCGATTGCGTTGGTGAGTTGTCGAGAACGCATTCAATCGTCACGGCGCGGTCAACTTGCGCGGCAAGATCGAAGCCCTCGCAGAAGAGGCGGCAATTGAAAATGATATCAATCTGCCGGTCAGCGAAGCCGATAAACGCAGCCCGTCGATCAGCTTGCGGTGTCTCACCGTCGAGAGCGACGGCCATAATCCCCGCCGCCCGAAAATCAGCCGCGTATTGTTCCGCGCGCTTCACCGATGGACAGAAACCAATAGTCCGCTTTCCGTGCGCGATATTCTTCCAGTGTTTGACCGCGTTAGAAATAACGGCCTTGCCCGACATTAATTCGTCAACTTCTGAGTCAACGTATTTCCCGTCGCGAACATGAAGGCCGGAGAGGTCAAGACCGGCAGGAGCGAACGCCCGATATTTAGACAAGAACCCCTGCTCGATCAGCCAGCGAGGAGACGGCCCCATAACCATCACGTCCCACACGTCACCGAGAGGCTTACCGTCCAGGCGTTCCGGCGATCCCGTATAGCCAATGAGCTTAGCGCCCTCGTCCTTGTAATGTTTTGCGACAGCGGCCCAACCAGACGCGGCGCTCAAGTGCGCCTCATCAACCATGACGTAATCAGCAGGGATTTTACCGAGGCGATTTCTCAGCGTGGCAATCGACGCGATGAAGACGCGGTGATACGGGTTATAGTGATGATCGGCGGCGATATAGGAAAACGGAATTCCGAATTTCTCGAACGTCTTCGCCGTCTGCACGATCAGGTCAACGCGGTGGACGCAAAATATGACGCGCTTTCCAGCACTGAAAATCATCTTGATCAGCGCAGCGGCGAGGACGGTTTTCCCGAAGCCAGTAGGCGCATAGGTCAGCACCGACGAAGACGAGCGCAAGGCAATTCGCAACTTCGTCCGAACGTCTTCTTGATCTGTCCTGAGTGTGATCATCGACGGGTGACCACCCGCCTGATTTCTGTCTCATAGATGGACATGCGATGTAGGCGCATAGCCATCTGGTGAAGCTCTTCCGCGTCTGATTGCGTGAGCGTTATCGTGGCCTCGCCCGCTAGCTTTCCGTCGCTCATCGTGCATCGAGCAACAATGTAGTCCAGAAATTCGGCCTGTTGTCGCAGTGTTGAGGGCTGTTGTTTTTCGGCCATTTTCTTCACCCGATATCCGGGGTGATATCTTCCGGCCTCAAATCGACGTGAAGCATTTTCGCAACAGTGATTAGGTCTTGTTGATCGCAGCCATTAATGAGGCCGGTCTCATCTTTCAGAGCGCGGCTAATTTTCGAACGATGACAACGCATTGCGCGGGATAGTTCAGCCTGAGAAAGGCCGATTTTGACGAAAGCCTTCCGCCACGGAGTTATTTGTTTCTCTTCGATGTTTTGCAATTTCGTATCCCGAAGCGGTGCACTTTCCGCAACAATACGATGCGTTAACCACATCGTCAATAGGATACCATTCGTGCTATTAATATTAATTATTAGTGATGATTTTTTGTATTGCTCGTTACTAAAAAAGCGCTATTGCTATCACCATTGCTACTTGTTGCGGGATTTGCAACAATCGATACGAGTCGTGCGCAATGGTGTGCCCGAATGTATCAGCGTGGCGATTATGCAAAAGCAACTTATCGATAAGGACTGGTTCCTCCAGAAACTGGAGGTCGGGGGTAAATCTGTGCGGGGATTAGCGAGGCATTTGGAAGTTGATCCATCTGCCGTTTCGCGAATGCTGTCTGGTCAGCGTAGGATGAAAATGGAAGAGGCCACATCAATTGCTCTGTTTCTCGGAGCGTCAGTTGCGGAAGTGCTTAGTCATGCGGGGGTTGCCGTCGATTTAGACGGTTTACCGACACAAGTACTTCTTGCGGCAACTATTAATGAAACAGGCGCGCTTGAGCGCCTGAAAGAACCGAGGCCATTACCGCAATCGGTAATAGACAGGGCGCAAGCAGCCGTCAGCAAGATAGGCAACGGCAAGGTACTGGCTGCGCAAGTGCGAGCGGCAAGCGGATGCTTCGCGCTATGGGATGATGCGGTTGTGTTGTTCAATCACACCGATCATGTTGAAAATGCGGCGATTGGCTTCCTGTCTATATGCCGGTCGCGTGATGGCGGGCAGATACTTGCCAAGCTTGAACGGGCCAGAAAGACAGGAGAGGCACGCATTATGAATGCCAACGGGAAGATAATCGAGGTGATGCTTGAAACCGCAACGCCTGTCTTAGCGATCATACCGTGAGATGAAAGCGCCCGGCAGGGAGGAGGATGCCGGGCGCTTCCTGCCGCATCGCCTGGGAGGAGGAACGGCGAGCGTCTGAAACTTGACAGAGTTTAAGGACGTACAGCCAATTGGTCCGGTTTTAACGTCGTGCCTTCACGAGCCGGTATCGAGGCCAAGCGCTGGTTACTCCACAGGACAAAGGCGTTGCAGGAACCAGAAATCCGCCCACCTTTTCGGACGCCCACAGGGCGAAACTGTCGCAAGAAAGGCGATTGGCACCATTTCCGGTGAATGCCGCTACGAGACGGCTAGAAATCCCAACCCGTCGCCTTCTTGCTGTTGCGATTTACACATCATGATTAATCATATGTCAACAGCAAATGCGATTTTTTCTGAATTTCTGAATTTCTGAATTTCAGCTATTGACGTTTTCGCATCGTTGCGCTTACTGTTGCGTTGTTCGCATTTAACAACAGGAGGCCACATCAATGACGCTTGCCGTAGATCAGAACATTAAGCCCGGCATTTACCAGGGCATTCCGAATGAGAGCTATCACGAAGGACCTGGCATTTCGAAATCCGGCCTCTTCACGATCGGCAAAAAGTCGCCAGCGCATTTCAAATTCGGGAAGCGCAAGGAAAAGACTTATTTCGACTTTGGCGAAGCCTGCCACCTCGCCATCCTCCAGCCCAATGAATTCGAGGTCGTCGTTATTCGCGGCCCTGATGACCGGCGCGGGAATAAGTGGACCGATAAAATGGAGATGGCGCGGATTGAAAAAAAGCTGCTCCTCACTTCCGGCGACTACGACAACACGCTTGCCATCCGCGATGTCGTGCATGCTGATCCATGGATCAACTCAATCGTCACGGGCGGCGAGCCGATGATTGAAGCGTCTGGATATTTTACCGATCCAGTTACCGGCGAGATTTGCCGTATCCGTCCCGACCTTTACCGCAAGGATTTGCGCGGCATTCTCGACGTAAAATCTACCAAGAGCGCCCACCCTGACGCCTTCGCGAAATCGGTTATCGAATACGGCTACCACGCGCAGGAAGCGTTCTATTCTGACGGCTGGCAAAGTCTCGATATGCCGGTTGACTGGTTCGCGTTCCTCACTTTCGAGAAAGAGGAGCCGTTCGCGTTCGCCGTCTACGAGCTTCCGCCGTCGATTGTCGAAGAAGGCCGCGTGATGATGCGCAAGGCGCTCGACACCTATCACGAATGCAAAGCCAACAACCGTTGGCCTGCTTATGGCGATGGCGTGCAGGAACTTTCATTCAACCGTTGGGCCTACCGTCACACCGAAGCGCCGAACGCCTTGGATGAGGAACAGGCAGCGGCCTAATGCCACTTGCCGAAGAGACACGCAAATTCTGGAGCGCGGCTCATTTATTGCGCCGCTCTCCGAACAGAAGCCGGGCCATGATCAGGGCAGTTTTGCGTCATGTCGCGGCACACTCAACCGGCACTCTTCACGCCAGAGCCGCAACCCTTTTGAAAGAAATTGACAATGGCACAGCCGAATACCCTCCCCGCGCAGGCTGACCGCAAGCCGGTCACTCTTCGCCAGCGCCTTGACCAGATGACGCCCGAATTCAAAAAGGCGCTGCCCGGCCATATCCCCGCCGAGCGTTTCGTCCGCACGGTGCAGACCGCAATTCAGATGAACCCGCAGATTGCCAAGGCATGCGAGACGCCGGGCGGCATGCAATCGCTCTTGGCCGCATGCACCAAGGCCGCGACCGATGGCCTCATTCTGGACGGTCGCGAGGCGACACTTGTCACCTTCCGGCAGAAGGTCAGCGAGCGGAACGAAAAAGACCGCTACGAAGATCGCGTTCAGTATATCCCCATGGTCGCGGGCCTCATGAAGAAGGCGCGCAACAGCGGCGAGATTGCGAGCATCGCCGCCCACGTTGTCCACAAGAACGACAAGTTTGCTTACGTCCTTGGCGATGATGAGCGCATCGAGCATGAACCGACGTTCGACAATCGCGGCGCTCCGATCGCTGTCTATGCCATCGTGCGCCTCAAGGATGGCAGCATGCAGCGCGAAGTGATGGACAAAGCGGCGGTTATGCGTATTGCCGGGCAGTCCAAGAACCCGAGCCAATATGACCCGGCCAGCGGTAAGAATTACGGCGAATGGTGGCGTAAAACGGTAATCCGCCGCATCAGCAAATATTTGCCGTCGAGCAGCGACCGCGACGAATTCATGCAAGCCGTCGAGCGCATTGACGAGGAATTTGAATACGAAGCGACGAACGGCGGCGAAGTCGTTCAGTTGCAGCAGCCGACCACGAAGAAGCGCGGCGGCGCGGCGGCAGCACTCAAGGACGTTACGCCCAAGCAGGCCGCATCCGTCGAGCAGAACAACCGCATGGATCACGATCCAGAAACGGGCGAGATCATCGAGCATGACGACGACGGCCAGGACATGGACGATTACCGGCAGCAGTCAGGAGATGACATCTAATGACCGTTGCGACCATCCCCGGATTTTCGCGCGTGGAGATCCGCACGCGCGGCAAGGATGATTTGTTGCTTGCCGCGCATGAACTGAAAAAGCTAGCTGGCGAACTGGAGACGGTCGCCAGCGAGCAACCCGACGAAACCGCCGTGATCGTCGCTCACCACAAGATCAAGGCTACGTCGCAGAAGCTTAGGGGCAAGTAAGGCAAGCCGCCGCCCCAAAACATTAATTGTTAACGCCAACTCGGAAGGAAATCCAAATGGCAAATCAGCAAGGTATCGCAATCGTAATCAAAGCATTCCTGCCCACAGGCAAGACGCTGGACGAGCAATTCAATGCCCTTGGCATCGTCAAGGCCGCGCATGAAAGCGGTGACTATACCGGCCTTCTCAAGGCCGCATCCGTCGAGGAAGTCAAGACGGAGCAGAAGACCCGCCGCATCGAGGACAAGCCAGCAACGACGCCCACCGCCACAGACGCCCAGGGGGCAGCCCTTGACGCCAGCGGCCTCAAGGAAGCGTTTGACGGCGCTGACCCCAAGGGCGACGTTGACGCGGCGAGCGAGCCGAGCGGCACCGTGGGCGGCGCGCAGATGGAGGGCGACGATGAGCCGTCGAGCGAAGGCGTTCCCGAGTTCTTGAAGAAGGGCAAGGCCAAGGCCGCATAAGCCAGCCAAGGCCAATTGCTGAACCAAGGGCGCTATGGTACAAACCTAGCGCCCTTTTTTCTTACCGGAGATTTAAACATGAAAATCATATGGGGCATAATCGCAGTTGCGCCGATACTTGCTTTCGTGACGTTCGTTCTATGGGGCTTTCTGTCCATTGTCTTCAATGGCAGCGTTTCGGCTTGGCTTGTCCCGGCTGTTGAGCTTTTGGTTGTCGCCGCCGTCGTCGGTCGCAAGACTATTCTGGCGTAAAATAAACTGTTGCGTTTTTCGCATCCAATCGCTACATGTTGCGCATTCCGTTTAAACGGTTTTCCTATTTTCGTTTCAGGATCGCGCCAATGTCTAAGCTGTCTCATGCTTGCCAAGAATGCGGCAACGCTCTCCATGGGGGATATTCGGGGAAATTGTTCTGCTCGTCTCCATGCCGTATGTCGTTCAACAATCGGCGCATGAAACGCGGCGCTGAAATGTACGATCTGTTTCGCGCGCTACGACGCGAGCGCTCCCAGGCGAAAGAGCTTAATATCTGGACGGAGCTTTGCCGCCTTGAAAAGAAATGGAACGATGAGGATGAGGCAGAGCGCGACGGGCGCAAGGCGTACATGCCGCCGCAAAAAGCCCTTGCCAATCTACTCGACAAGGGCTCGTTACCGCGCGGCGAAATTCTCGTGAAGGGCAAAGCCCTTTAATTTTTCCAGCAGGATTGCGAAGCGCCGAAGCTATTGTGTGCTGCGACCTGTTCGGCAAAAGATCGGTCTTGCCCTATAATGAATGTACGCGTCGATGACGATGGCGTTAGCTTCGACCAGCCATCACAGACATTCGCCGTTGTCGTTTGGCACCCCGCCAAGCTTGCGGCAAAGATCAGCGTCAGACAGATTGTGAATTTCTTCATCGGTAGACTTCCTTTCGCGAAGCACGTCAACGGAATGCTGCAACGCCTTGGCGCGCTCAGAAGCGGCACCGGCTCGATACAGGCCATAGCCAGAAGCGCAGATGATGATTAGGGCAACGAGGGCCGCATAGACCCATGCCGGTACAGACTTGACCGCGTTGTAAGCCGCCGCCATCCAGATCACTTCCGCCACCCGAATTTGTGCGCGAGGTAATACCATCCCTCGGCGGCGGCGGCGATGGCGCTACCTAGAAGTAGGTCTAGACCGTTTGCAAAATCTGGATCGGTCGAAAAGATATCGCTGATATCTTGAGACATCAGGCCACGCGTCACGAGGAACGCGGCAAGGTAGCGAAGGAAGATACGAACGAGAACAAGCGTCATGGTGCGACCTCAAAGTGAATTGGTCGCAACATGCGCCTAGAAAAGTTGTCAAGATGAAATCAAATATAATGCGCTAGAGCGCCGGAAAAGATGACCTTGAAGATTACACCAACAATAAGAGCAATCAGAGGGACGATGAACGCCCAGGCTACATTTCCGATCTTTTTGGTGAGACGGTCAAAACGTTCCTCGAATTGCTCTCCAACCTTACCAACGCTTCCTTCAATGCGAAGAAGTGCAGCGTTGATATGCGGCTGCTGTGCTTCCAGATTGACAACGCGCTCTTTCAAGTCGCTGATCCTACCATGAAGCGTTTCGATTTCGGTTCGCGTTACTTCGCTCATAAATGTTTCGCCGCCGCCCTTGTTCCGTTACGCCAGAAATAGAGGCGGATAGTTGGCGGAAAAACTACCGCCACCATCATTCGCTTACTTGATGTGAATATTTACTTGCGCGGTCGAACCACCCGCCCCTTGTGTAGAGACGGAATAAGCTACGGTAACGTTTGTTCCATCCGTGCTGACAACTCGCGGACCCCATGCCAAGGCAAACGAGTTTGTCGTTGTTACGCCAAGGGAGGCCACGCAATTTCCAACTGCGGGGGTATAATCAAGGCCGTGAGGCACGGCGGCACTCACAACACCAGATGCCGCCAAGCTCATACCAGTAGCGGCAAGTTGCTTGTTCTCGCTAATTTCCATACCAGTGTCGCCGTAAACGCTAGCCTTAGTCGCGCCACGGACAAAGTTCCTGTTACCTCTACGAGTGCGAAGATTGCCAACAGCGAAATTGTAGGGTTGTGGAACGTCAATAATCGTATTGCCGTCAATTTCGCAATCGATGCAGCCGCTAATGAATTCAGAATTCTTACCTAACCGTATCGCCGCTGGCTCTTCACCCGCGATCCACGTTGCGCCGACGTGGTTATCAGTCATTCGAATTGTGTTGTTCTTGACAACAGCCGCATCCATGCTGTCAATTTGAATACCGGAAATAGGTGCGCCAAGAGATACATTAACGGCGGTAGCGCCTCCGTCGTAATACTGCCTGCCGAAGTTCTCGATTGTATTTCCTTCAATGATGGTCTCCGGCCCGCCGCCCTGGAGGCGAATAGGCCAGTTCATAATGTTGTAAAAATCGTTGTTGACGATCTTCAGACGCTTGCCGTAGCCGCCTGCATACTCACCAACACCAGAGGTTCCGATACCGTTAGCGGTATCTCGGAATGTGTTGCTGTCAAAGACGAAGTTGCGCGCGTTACGCTTGGCAGCGAATGAGTTCGTGCAGCGAGTGACCCAATTTTTAAAGAAAATTGTGCTTTCGCCGCTCATAGAGGACAAGCGCTTATTGGAGCTAGAGTTGGTGAAAATGACGGCATCGCCGCCGCCAGCAATGCCGCCAGTCGTGGCAGTTCCAGAAGTCGCCGTGACTTGGAACGTGTTTGTCGTCACGCCAGAAACGGCATATTCGCTAGTTGCAAGCGTAACTCCGTCAAAGGTCGTAACTCCCTGTAGGAAGCAACGGTCTCCGTTCCGCATGCCGTGAGCAGGAGCGGATACAGTGACGACTGGCGAGCCTGCCGAACCCGTCGTTATAGGATTGTGCGCGAGCGTCGAAACAACGCGAAAGCCATTGATATAAGAGGCAATGTCATAGAAGCCCCGGAAGCCGTTATATTGCGCGCCGCCTCCGATATTCTGGTTCCAGCCTAGACCGGTATCCATTGCGCCCGCGCCTATAATGTTGAATGCTGGAGCGGTCGTTCCACCGTCAAAGAAAACCTGCTCGACAAGGGGCTTGAAGAAGCCGACGACGTTCATCATTCCGCCAGAAAAGCCGGAGCCTTGACCATGATCAGCCGTAAGTTGCTGCGCTGAAATGACCCCACCGCGCCATCTAAGCCTAGACATAAGAGCGCTATCGACAGCCGTGGGAGCGTCTCCAACAAACTGAAATACATTACCTAACGCACCGAAAAAGGCGTCACCGACGATGAACTTTGCACCCAAAGCGCAATCCACATCGATGTTTACAGCAGACGTAACGACGCCGCCGTCAGCACTGACGAGAGACCGAATAGGATATTCCCACTTTGGGAAATCGATAAGTTCGCCAGTGGCTAGCGCGTAATTTATAACCGCCTGGAAGTCAGCCGTGGCCGTGGGTTTCGCCTTCTCTGCCTCGCCGCCAGGGAATTCGAAAATGGGTCGCCGGTAGCTGTTGCCCTTGACGACCGCAGCTTGAGACACGCCCGCCCATGCTTCGGCGTCTTGAGCAAATCCTTGCGCGTTCTTTACCTGATCGGCGGTCGGACCCTTCACGAACTGATTGCCCGAAAACATAGGTACGTCGCCGTCTTCCAAGCCGGGAGCAATCGTAATCGGGTCTTGACCTAGTTGCACGAGAACGGCGCGGCTAAGCTCTTCCTTTAGCTGCTGATCACGCATGGCAGCGAGGTCAAACGCATCCTCTACGGTTTCAGCGAAATAGGCGCCTTGATTTTCGAGATCCATTTCTTGAGTGAATGGTACATTGCGGAGGTTGGTAATCGTCTCTCCAGTAACCGGCGCGATGAAAAGAATAGCCTGCCCGCCGCCCTCACTGCCAACGTTGGTAACGGTGTAGTTTACATCGACAACAAGCGAAGTCTCGACGCCATCGACAGAGGTTTTAACTACATTCAGTTGTGATTTATCTTCGATCTTAAATTCATAATTGAATGCAGTCGTGACGCCGTTACCATTGAACGGGCCAGATTTGCTTACTTCGCTTGAAACGGTCATTTGGCGTTGTGCCTCTCAAATATCTGAGAGGCACCATAGGCAGAGAAGGTTATTTGCTAGACTTTTTGCCCATCATGTACTCCAGAGGCGAAACGTCTTGCCCTTGGAGTTGCCGCCATCCTGCATCAACGGCGCGGTTGATTTGCGTGGCAGGAACGCCAGTCGCGAGGCCGGTCGCATTGATAATCCCCTTAACATCGGAGATTTTGATATCGTTGCCAGTAAATGGAGACGACACGGCATGCCAAGCCCCGATTGCGCCCTTGGCCGCATCACCTACAATGCTACCGTAAGCGCCGCCGCCGTCGAAGCCTTGGAATACGCTGGAGGCGTCACGGATGAACGGCAGAGCGCCCATGACGTTGAACGCGGTTTGCTTCGCGAGGAACGCCGCCCATCCATCTTGCTTGTCGTCATCGCCGCCGCTTGGCAACTGCCCCTTGATCGCAGCGGTAAGCACCGCATCGACCATGAATAGGAACGTCATATCCATAGCCAGGGAGACGCCAGCTTTCGCGCCCGCTGCACTGAACACGCCCTCGCGCTTGAACGTCTGCCCCGCCTGCCCGGCGCGGTCGTAGGCGATATTGAATTTCGCGAACATATAGGAGCCAAGAGCCGTGAACAGGCGAACTACATCGTTCTGCCGAGTGTTTCGCGACAAAGTGCCGCGCTCGATAGAGGATCGGTCATGGAACAGGCCGGAAGACTGCGACCGCTTCACGATATCGTCAGCATGAGCGATAGCCTTCGCCTCGTCATTGCCGAACTTGCGCAAGCCCTGGTTATACCCGGCAAGCCACGTAGGGACATCGACCAACTGCCATTGGAGTTTTTCCATAAGCCAGAAGCCGAGCTTGCCGTATGCCGTCTTGAAATCGTTCCAGCGAGAGGCAACCGCGCCGTTTTTGCTATCCTCGTAGAAGTCGTTAATGTCCTTGTTGAACGTTGATTGACGCTGCGACATATAGGCCGATTTCTGCGCAATCTCGTCACTGACGCCGACGCGGAAAGACTTCTGCAGGCCAACGGCAAAATCGCGTTTCCCGACGACAACCATAGTTTGGGCTAGACCGGCTACCTGTGTTAGGGCAGTCACGAGGTTGACCGAGAGCTTCGCCGCCGTGAAGTTGCTTTTCAGCATGCGGGCCGAGCGGCTGACCAGATCACCGGCTTTCAATTCGCCCGATCCGACATCGAGCAACCAGCTTTCGAGCGCGTCGAAATCGGCCGATCTTCCCGAGTTGGTGAAGGCATCGCGCACGCGCCCATCTTGCAGAACACGCCAGGAATTTGAAACCGGCTCACTCAGTTCAAGGTCATAGATGACCTGATTGATATGACGGTGCAGGACGGACATATCAAGCTCGACTGCCCGGCCCGAGGCTTGCGCGCGTTCCTTGGTGTGGCCGTTACGCGTCTGCGCCTTGCCGAACCGGCCAGCCATCAGAGATTGGGCGATATCTTGCGCCGCATCGTCACGAGCCGCCGACGACAAGCGCGGATCGTATTTCAAGGGATAGTACCCGCCCGGCAAGGTCTTGCCCGCGATTTCGACCGGCGCAGCCTCAACCCATGCCGGTTCTACACCGGTCGCCCGGCGCTCGCGTGCGGCAATGTCATCCTTGAACGTGCCGACGTAATCCCAAACCGACTGGACGAATTTGGCGTCACGTTCATCAAGAGTGTTCAGCACGGCGCGAACTTGCGCCTCAGTCAGAGAGCCAGGCACACGAGCATCCGTCATGCGCTGGAGATTGCCAGCGTTGCCAGTGTTGAGGGCAACAGAAATCTTCTCCCACTTCGACAGTGCATAGCCAAGCTCTGGCATATGCATGCGCGTTGCCATCGCCCGGCGCTCTGCCTTGGAATAGACGTTGTAAAGCTCTTCAATCGCCTTGGCCGCGCCCTGCTTACGGACGATCAGCCGATTGACTGCCTCGTCAATGGGGGCTTTAATTGCCGCGTGCGCCGATCCTTGATCAGTGAAACCGTCAATTTCGCGAAGGAGCGTATTCGCGTTGAGGACCAAATCAAGGTACTGGCGAATAGCGGTAGCGCGGCGCTCGCCATTCGTCGCAACACGATTTGGCGGGCGTTTCTTAATGTTCTTATCGAAGCTATCGACAACGCCAGAAACAGCTTGCTCAAGGTCGCGCTCGCGCTGCGCATCAATCAGCTTATCCCATCGAGTGGCGACATGCTCAAGGTTCTTGAGGCTATCAATCACGCCGCGCAATTCCTCGACAGGGATAGTCTTGTAAGGAGCGCGGCCAGATTGGGCTAGAACGTCGTCAGGAATAGCAAGCTCGTTCTCCCGGCCCGTTGCCTTCATGCGTTCAACAAACGCGTTCAGCGCGCCTCTACGCTGTTCAGCGGCGTTGCTCAATCGGCGGAAGTCGTACCGGTCAAGAAGCTCATCGATAGCGCCGAGGTAATCGATCTGCGCATTCTCGCGACGGCCAGCCCCGGCGATACGGTCGCGCGTCGTTTTCTTGCCGAGCCGGGCGACATAGTTTTCCGCCTTCTCGACTTCATCAGCGACCTTGCGGCTTTCCATGTAGAGCGCATGGTTGAGCAGTTGGCGGCGCTTGGCTTCGATCAGCTTGTTGACGAGATCGTTATAGCCGAGGCTTGTCGTCGTGCGTTCGCCGCCTGGAATAGTAAACGCCTTGCCCTTGCTCGAAACGCGTTCCTGATCGGGAACCGTGAATGTGCTTTGCGTCGTTTCGAACTTGGCGTTATGGGCCTCAATTGCCCCGGCGACCGCATCAGGCGAGCCGTCGCCACGGATCGCAGCCCGTGCCGTTGTCGCGATCTTGCGCCGCGCCGCATCCAGCCAAATCTTTTCACGCGCCAATTGTGCACCGTAGCGCCCCGCGTCGTCAGCCGCCTTGCGTTCAGCCGCAAGAAACCGCTGGCTGTTTGAGGCATCACGAACGCGCATCCGAGCCGTAGCAGACTTGGCCGAAGCACGCGCCTCTTTCGCCGTCAGGCCGACGCCGGTTCCTGCCACGTCAACAATGGCTTTCAGTTCGGCGGCGATCCACTGCCCGCGCTTGTCATTATGAACGGCGTCGAGCGCTTCCGCTTCCGCCGAGCCGTCATTCAGCATGTCGCCATGGCGCTCACGCATGACGCGCTCAGTTTCGGCCTTGATCGCATCGACGCGCTTCGGCGCTTGCTCCATGGCGCGCACCATCTCGTCACCGCTATCGAAGCCAAACCACCCGGCAGCGTCATCAGGATCAATCCCGCCCTCGACCGCATAGACTGTTTGTTTCCCGCGCGGCAGGGTTTCCAAGACGCCCGCGCCGTACCGATCGACAAGGATTTCTTTCGAGAGACGCATGTCAGGCAGGATTTCCGGCTGGCCTTCACCAAGCCAACGGCGATTTCCCATCCATTCAAGCGCGCGATAGTAACGGAAGCCGTTGACGTTTCGCTCTACCTCTCCCCGCACTGTTTCCTTTTCGGCCTTATAAGCCTTCTCCTGTTCGCGGCGGATCGGTTCCATTGCCTCGCCCAGGAGCCGCGCCTTTGCCTGTTCTTCCGACTGAGTGCGCAGCTTGAGAAACTTGTCATAGTCCTCTTGCGAAAGGCCCATAGCTTCCGCCGTCGTGAAGATCGGCGCGGTTTCGCCGGTATTCTCTTGCGCATTTCGGATTTGATCGTCAGAGGCAAGCATGCGGTTGAACACGTTCTGAATTTCCGGCGACGACTTGACGCGAAGGCTAGCAAGCTTCCGATAGATGGAAATCAGCCAAGACCGGAATTTCTCGAATGCACTGCGAAGCTCGACGGATGGCGCTTTTCCTTCCATCAAATATGCTTCAAATGCCCGCGCGAATTGCTCCTGCATGCCGACATCAACGGCAGCGTCTTTCATAAGGTCGCCAGTCGTGCCGTTGTCTAGCGCGGCAATCACGTCATCAGCGGTCACAGCAACATCGGGCATGACCCGCTTGCCGTCGCTGGCTACCTCGCTCGCATTTTCGCGCCACCATGATTTGACGGCATCGAAATCAGTAGCGGCACCGGCACCGCCGCGAGAGGCGTTGTAAGTGTCAAGCATCCTAGCCGTTGCAGCCTTTACGTTCGCTTGCCGCTCCTTTGCCAGCTTAAGGGAGCGGGCGTAACCTTCCGGGTTTTCTGCCTTGTATTCGGCGTCTTCCTGCCGCTCCTGTACCAATTTCGCCTCAAGGTTTTCACCAGAGACAGACAAATTAATCAGCGCCTCGGCAAGATCGTTTCGCCCGGCAGACATGGCAGCAGCCAACAATTTATCTTCACGGCCATGAATATCGCGCGTCACAAGACCGTCAAGAACAGGCAATATCGCCTCATCCTCTGCGTTGGCCGTCCCATCGGTCACGCTCTTGTGAATGGCCTGCGCTTCAACGTCAAAGTCTTGGCTAGAGCCTGTCCCAACCTCGTTTTTCAAGCCCGCTGCATTCGGCGTAAAACCGGCCTCTTTGCCTGCCATGTCTTGCATGACGGTCAGGAAATAATGGCCGCTTTCGTGCAGCATGGTCGAGAGGTTGGCGCTCTCGAAAAGCCGAATGATGCTCTCACCGTTACCGACGCCAGCGGCTGGAAATTGGATCGAGCCGCGCGCGCCCGCCTCGCCCCGCTGTTCGAATGAGCGGATGCCAACGGTATCACCGTCATAGATGACAAAGTTATGCGTTCCCTTGCCAACGCTGCGCGATCCCTGGTCCAAGAACATATGGCCGGGAATGCCAGCCTTGCTAAGCTCATACGACGCCGCTTGATCGCTTCCAAAGATTTCCGAAAGGAGATCGTAGAAATGACGACCGGTCAGCAGATCGGCTTTGCCTTGAGCGATATCGTGCCAGATACCACGGCCAGACGGTTCCGCCTCGCTGGCAACACGCGCCGCGATCCCTTGCAGCTTCGCAAGAACCTCTGGAGGCTGATCGTTCAGCTTGGCGTCATAGTTCATCAACTCGTTGCTGTCAGGCAGATCGACATTGTAAATCTTGCCGTCTTTGCCACCAGACAAGGCGTCACGGTAGCTTTTTGCAACGCTCTTATTCTCAGCGAAATATAGGCCCCATCCGTAAGCTTGCGCGCCTTCGCCGCTTCCAATGTGATCGGTAGAAAACTTGCTGAACAGATGCGGCGTGCCGTGGAAGGCAGATTGCCCGTACTCGCGTCCACCTTCAAGCGCCTGCCTGATCTGCTCGTCACTGTCATTCAACGAGACGCCCAGGCTATGCAAGTACTGTTCGATCTGATCGAGCCGCGCCGCTTCCTCAACAGCCGCGTCAGGCTCGCCCGCAAACTGACGCTCACCACGCAATTCTCTATCGATGTGATCGTAGAGCGCCCGCGTGATATCCGGCACCTCGCGACCCTCATTCACGGCTGCTTGATATTCATGCACGATAGGATCATCCGACATGAACCCGGCCTCAATCGCCGCTTGAGCCACGGCGTCAGGGCCATGCTTGCGGCCAGTGTTGCCGCCGCCGATCATATCGGCTTGCGTATCCATGGATGCGTCGCGAGCGAGCCGAAGCGCCTTCTTGCCCTTGCCGCGCTTCACCGTGGCAGCGTCACGAGCCCGCAGTTCGCCGCCAGCGTCGTTTATGCCGCCGTGCTGGTCGATGAACTCAAGAAGCGATTGCCGGTTGTCCTTGACATCCTTGCGGCTGCGAGCGGCGGCAAGCGTCCGGTTCAGTTCATCGACGTTGCGCAACTGCATGCCTTGCGGGATATCCCCGGCGACCTGTGGCAACGGGTAGCGCTGCATGAATTCCTCAGTCGTCATACCGGAGCGTTCAGCCATGGTGCGATAGAAGGCCGGATAAAGCATTGCCTCAGTCGTGGCGACATCGGTTGAGCGCCCGGCAGTTCGCAGGCGAGAAACCATCGTGTCGTAAATCTGCTGCTCGAATGAACGCATTTCCTCGTCACGCTGGCGGGCTTCTTCCGCCGTCTGATAGGCTTCGTCTTTCAGTTCGTCGGCATGATCATTGAACTGGCGAGCCTCTTCGAACGTGAAGGCGTCAGGATCAAAGCGCATGTTGTCGAGCAGGAACGCGTCATGCTCCGTACCGGCGATCTTGGCGGCATAGGTCGCAGTCGGAATTTGCAAGTCACTGCCACCGGCTAGAGCCGCGTCAAGGTCCTCGCTCGACACGCCCTCAAGCGTATCCGCCAAGGCGTGCGGATCGACGCCGACACCTTGGAAATACTGCACGAACTTGTCAGCCGGAACATAGACGTTCTCGATTGGCGTTCCCGCCGTGGCCGTCTCAAGGAACTGGCGGAACTTGTCAGGCGAGCGATTGCGCAGCACGGAGCTTTGCGCTTGCGTCGAGATATCCCCTAGTTGGTCGCGCGTCTGTTGCGCCTGCTCGACGTGAGCCCGCGCGCCATGGAAACGACCGGGCAACAGCGCTTCAATGCCGAGCTTGCCAGCTTCCGCCATAGCGCCGACGATCCCGCCCGACGTGAAGTTGTCTAGAACCTGATCCATCATGCTACGATCTGGAGCATAGAGGTTCTGTGCGATCATGTTTTGCATGATCTGCTGCACGGCCTCTTGCCCGCCTTCGGTCGCAGCCTGCTTTCCGATCGCGCGAAGGAACGACGCAAACCCGGCTTTTGTCACCGGGTTATTCAAGAGCCGATCAATCGGGATTGCGTCAGTCATACCCGGCGCGATGCCATAGAATGCGGCAATTGTTTGCGTGTCCTCATCAGCACCAGCTTGCCGCGCATCAGACGCCGATTGTCCCGCGCCCATAGCGCCACCGAACGCCGCCGCGCCAGTGCCGCCAGTCGCCAAGGCAACACCAAGGATCGTCAACAGAGAGCCGACGCCAGAGCCGACTTGACGGCCCATGCTGTTCTCAAAGCCTGGACGCGCCGGAACAAGGCTATTGCCGAAATTCTCCGTTGTCTCACCGCCCTTTTGCAGAGCTTGAGACGCGACCTTGAGCGCCGGGCCGAACATCGGCGCAAGCTGCTGCATCGCCTCGTCAGGCTTCATGCTGCCGTCAAGAACGCTCGACAGCACCGTTTGCGCGATCTGAGGATTGATATTGCCCTGTTTGAAAATATCCTGCCGAAGCGCGCCAAGCTCGTCAGGCGTGGCGTTCTGAGCATCAATGATGCGCTGCATCAGCGGTTGACGTACGGCAGGATCGGCGGGCGTAAGGATTTGCCCGGTTCCTTCCAAGGCCGTGCCGACAGACGACACAGCGCCGCCAGGAATGGCTTTCGGAACTTCGGCGAGGTTCGCCCCTGTCTTCTCCCACCATGACAGGCCGCTCAAGTCATCCTTGGCGATGGCGGCGTTTTCGGGATTGGTCAGCCAGGACGCGAGGCGCGGAGAGCCGGAAAGAACCGTCTGGTTTTTGGCGGCGTCAATCGCTTGCTGGAATGCCGGGCGATTGTCCTTCACCAGCGGCAGAGGCGGAACAACGCCGCCCGTCGTCTTTGCGAACTCATGCGCAAGGTTCAAATCACCGGCAACGGCATCAGGCGTGTCAGTGCTGGCATTCAAGACGACTTGCGCCGCACCGGCCTTGTTCTGTTGCTGCTTTGCGTCCCAGGCGTTGAAATCGTCAACCGTATCCATTGCGTAAAAGCCCCTATCGTGGTGTCTCGATAGGGGCTTACAACGTCAATGGTTGAGAGCGTAATCGTAGTACTTGGCTTCGACCTCAGTCTGCGACGGCTTGCGGCCTAAATCCCTTTCAAGTGACGAAGCAACGGCGCGGCGCAGATCAATAGGGATATCCTCATACTTTACTGCACCGACAACAGTTGTGTTGTCAGGACGCGTGCCAGCTTCGAACGCGAAAGCGTTTTGGTTGCTGTCCCAAAACTGCCCAGGCGTCTTAATGACGATCGGCAGGAGGAGGCGGTTGATAATCCCCTGCACATCGGTTTGCGTCGGTTTCTTTGTCGGGTTTGCCTGCTTAAACTCCTGCAACTGATCGGCCAACGTGTTTTGAAACTGAGCAACGCGCTTGCGATCAGTGTCCGACATCTTCGACGGCTCTTTGATCAGGCCAATGCTTTCAAGCTGCGTTCGCGACTGAGTGAAGGCAGAGGATATATCAAGGCCAGCATCACGCGCCGTTCGCTGGTCTTTGAGCGCGTCTTGTCTCCATCCAGTGACCTTTGCCCAATCGTTATTGGAGAGTTTGGCGCGGTACTGGAATAGGTCTTGCTTGGCGAATGCGTCGGGATCGCTGGCGTACTGCGTTTGCAGATCATACAACACATGGTCATCCGTGACCGGCTGACCAGAGGTGCGGACCTTTTCTTGATAGTCGATCAGCGTCGTCATGCCCTTCGCACCAAGCGCCGACTGAATATCAAGCGGCATCTTCATGGGATCAAACGTCGGATTTTGCATCAACTGCGTTTCGGCCCACGACTGCGCTTTCTCGCGGTTGGCGTCGATGGCCTTTTTCTGCGACGTGTAGTAAGAGCCGAGAGCCTTCGCCGTCGCGGCCCGCTCTTGCGGATCGCTGATAGCGTCAAGCTTCTGCTGCATGTTCCCGATGCCTTGCGGGCTGTAGTTGGGAAGCCTCATCGTGTTTTCGTCAACGACACCGGCAGAGCGGAAGCCGAGCAGACTATCAGGGCTTTGCGACGACACGCTAACGCGCCCATCCTTGCCCTGGTTGCCGCCGAGAACAAGAATGTTTCCGTTCTTGTCGTATCCCTGGAAAAAGCCGACGTGACCTTTCGACGGATCATCGCCGCGACCAAACACGGCGATATCGCCCGGTCTCGGATTGTCTGTTGCCGTGCCGAAATGCATGAACGACCGCGCGGCGAGGCTATCGGTTCCCTTGACGCCAGCATAGCCAAGGGCGGCATTCACGAACGCGGCGCACCACGGCGTCACAGCCGGGTTGATAGAAACGCCGGTTGAGTTCTTGATAAAGCTGGAGATAGCCCCCGCATTGCTATGCTCATTCAGGCCGATAACGCTACTGACGGCATCGTTAAAGATTTTCTCGTTTGGCGACCCTGTGCGCCGCGTCGTTCCAGTGCCGCCCCACATCAGTTGTCCATTCTGGACGCGCATGCGGCCATCTGCAACAGGGCCGACAATACCAGCGTCAGACGGTTCGGAATTTGGAACAACACCCTTGGCCGTGCCGCCTGCTGCTGCGGCTGCTGCGGTAGGCTCAAGCGTTTCGTTGCCATCATCGTCATAGGTAGGCGTAGCCAAGCCGCCCGTTATATCGGAAACGTTCTTGTTTGCCTTCGCGGCCAGGATCGGAACCTTAAGCTTCTGCCTAAGATCGTATCGATCGGTTGGCGAAAGACGGTCGCCAGCGTCGTTAATGTATTTGTCAGCGGCGAGCGGATCAGTTTGTGCCATCTGGAGAACGATATTCTTGCTTATCCCCGACACATATTGCGATTTGCGCAGTTGAATTGCTTCCGCATCCCAACCGTGCATATTGCCTTGCTGGTCGATCTCATTGAGACCGCCAGCGATATTCTTGTTGACCTGTTTCGGATCGGTGTAGTTCGCAAGAGCATCATTCGAGAACGTATCGAGACGAGTATTTGACGTGTCCGTAAACCAAGCCTTCCGCTGCTGTGCGGAATACTGAATGCTCTGCTGGAGCATGCCGCTCATGCGCGCCTGTGACGCCTGCTGATAGTGCTGCGCAGCGCCGGGCGTAAGGTCCTGTCCGAACTCTTGGCGCTTCTGTGCGGCGTCCTTTTCGAAATTGGCGCGACCGTCAACCGCGTTACGGCCCTCAAGCGTCATATAGCCGCCGTCGCCGTACATGCGATCGCGCGCCCAATCCGCATACTTGTTGTCCGCGTCCTTGGCCCGGTTTACGTCGTCAAGCTCCTTTACCTTGGTGAGCGAGTCGCCAAGATTATCGACGCCGCCCGCAAGGTTCTGCATGCCGCGCCCGATATCGGCACCGAACGCGCTTGCATCAGCACGCACGTCAACGCCTTGCTGAAATGCCGGGCGAAGAGCAACAGGGTTTTGACTGTCAACGTAAGTCGGAACGGTAGGCATTTAGAACCTCAAGAAATCGTCCCAATAGTGGGCTGTTTATACTGTCCGTACGCTTTGCCAGCGCCGGTAAGGACCGTTCCCGCCGCGCTGAGAAATCCGCCAGTTTCCGCGCTGCTGGCCCGCATGCGGTCAAGCGTTGCATCTGCCCGCTGATTGACGCCCTGCACCTTGTCGTCATAAGCCTCACGATAGGCGTTCGACCGAATGTTGAGCGCGTCAAGCTCGCCCATCTGCGCAGTGTCTACGAGCGTATCGAGCGGCGAACCGAATGTTAGGTCAACGCCGTTTGCCGCCATGGCGGCGCGTTGCCTGCCCTGTAGCTGTGCGGTTTGCTGGCGCTTCTGCTGTTCTGCAGTCGCGCCGCGTTCAATCGCATCCTTGGCCTTGCGATCGGCAAGTGTCGCGTTCATGTCCGCGACTTGCGCATTGTACTTGTTGGCGGCGGATGTGGCTTGCGCTTGCTGGATTTGGCCCGCCGCGCCGAGCAGCGTAGAGCCGACAGTAAGGATGATAGAAGGATCACACATCGCCAGACCTCAATTCAAATAAGCGAAATTCATGGCCCTTGATTTCGACAGGATCGAGCAACCGAAAGCCAAGCCACCGAAGCCAGCGGATGGAAACCACGTTGCGAGCATCGACAAAGTTTCTCAATGTCGGATACATCGACAACAGTTGGTCCCTACAATCAACGGAGCCGCGCAAGAACGCGCGATAGTTCTTTTCGACGGCATCCGTACCGAGCAGCCACGGACAGCCCACACCGGCCAGGATATTGACATCCCCAACGCCGAAAAGGCATTCAGGCCGACCGTCGATAAGGACCGTCCAGGCCACAGCAGACTTGCGCAGCGAGTAGACAAGCGCACCGGCAGGCGAGCGACCAGACGCGGCGGAAACCTCCTCACGGTCAGCCTGACGCATGCGACGGGCGATTGAGCGGAGATGCGCGGCGCGGGCCGGAACGATCTGGATATCAGCAGCCATCAACGCCCCAACGTCACGTCAGGCATGATCGCAAGAATGGTCATCGGCAGAGGATCGAATTGCTTGACCCACATGCTCCCTTCCGTGTTCCAATCCCAATGCGGAGTTATGCGGATATCGCCGGTAAAAAGCTGGATAGCTTCATTCCAATCCTCAGTGCTGCGTTGCTTGTATTCAACGAGCTTATCGCTATCGCGATCACCGTCGTAAGCACCAACCCAAATCCCGCGCGTATCTTCGACGCGCAAGGTGACCTCACTGATTGACTTCTCGCGGCCCTGCACCGAACCGAGCCCTTTGACCTGTCCAAGATCGAGATCGAGCGTTTGCAGTGCCGAGACCATCGGCAGGCCGACATGCACCTTGGAACCCGCATTAGGAAGCGTGATAGCGCCGCCCGTCACCGTAAGATTGCGCACAACGTTGCCGTCTGACAACGCCACGACGGCTTGCCCTTCAAGGTGGCCTAGACCGGAAATAGTCGTTACCGGCGCACCGATGTAGCTAAGGCCGCAATCCACAAAGAAAGCGTCAGACACGGTAGGCATGAAGCGCGTATGAAGCCGCTCGATATATCGCTTCGTCACACCGTTGATTGTGCGGCGCACGAGGAAATACGGCACGTCTTCCGTACCCTCTTCGACGCATGCAACGTCTTCGAAGAATGCACCAGCGCCGCTTTGATGGCGCGTCCATGCCCAAACGTCCTGCTCTTTCATGTAGGTGAGCGAGACAAGAGAGCCATCGTTGAGGACAACCCAAACCATGGAGTAAGGCGCTTGAGCGAACGCCCACGCCTTGATGTCCTTGTTCTCGAACAGATGGCGCGCGAGAATAGTCAGGTCTTTGCCGATATAGCTATCTTGCGAAAAGTCGAAACTGAAATCACGGACAACACCGCCGAGCCGTTGAGCGAAAAGGACGACGTTACCGACCACAATCGGCTGCACTTGCGCCGCGCCGCGATAGCCCTGGTTATCGATCTTGATAGCAGACGGCGAAATAGCATCCGATTGAGAGCCGCCCGTCACGATCCATTCAGCGCCAGACGTGAGCAGCAACAGGCCGCGCACTGCTAGCAAGGAACGGACTTCATTGACTTGCCGCCCCTTGATGCGGAACGTCACCGCATCGCTTGGCTTCGACGGTGACGAAAATCCGAAATTCTCGTAATTGGCTGATTGCGACAACCACACGGCTTGCGGATCGTTTGCCGTTGACGCGAAGCCGAGGCGCTGCTCAATGAACGATGCGCAGCGCGGATAGTTTCCAGCGCCGACAAACGGATTTCGTCCTGTCTGCACGCTGTCAGAAAGATCAGCAACGATATTCTCATCATCGAATGAGAGGCCGGAAGTACCGCCAATAAAGCCAAAAACACCATTGTCTTCCTTGTAGACGATATACCGGCTTGCGCCCGCGACTGCCGTCCAGGCAATACGATTGATACCGCCGTCAATGGTCAAATCGTTCGTGACCGATCCAGATGCAGACGGCAAGCTTTCTTCGCCGGTCGCATCTGAAATAGTGGAAACGACATAGGTATAGACAGTTGGCGTGTATCCTGTATCGCCGGAAGTATCGCCCGGCTTTGTGACTGTAGGAGCGCCAGGAGGCGGCGATATTGTCGGTTGAAACGTGACTGTCGTCAGCGTCCAATTGTTGTCGGCAAACCTCGAAAGCTTTTGCGGCGGGTGATTGACATGGCAGATGTACATGACATCCGCCTCTTGGATGAATACGAGATCGTCAACCTCTGAGGCCGGATAAGGCGTTGCAACTTCGTATGGAACGCCGCCAGACAGGATAAGACCGCCATCGCGGAATACGCGGAAATATCCCTCTCCAAACTCAAGGATATACGATTGTTCCGTATTGAATTGGAACGGGATAAGACGCGTAAACGCCGAACTGAATTTCACCTCACGGATGAACTCAAACCCGGCCCGGTTTGCCGCCCCGCCATGCGGATAGACGAACAGGTTTAGCGCCGTGCGCAAGCCGCTAGCGTACTTCGACAGATCGACGCGAGCGCCAAGGGCTGGCGACAATTCCCCGGCAGTGAACGCAGGCTGATAGGCGCGAAGCGGAGGGGGCGGTTGACTAGCCATGATGACGAGCCCTCACGGTATCGCTCTCGTGATCAGAGTTTTCGCGAACCTCGTTTGCATCCGCTTGTGCGGCGGTCGCCTGTGAGACTTGCGCAAGCTGATATGCTTGTGTCCTTATCCCCTGGTCACGCGTCAACGGCATGGCGAGACGAGCCGCCAAATTCCAAGAGAGCGCGTCAGTGAAGAGCGGGGAGAACCTTGTGGGATCGGTCAGGCGGAAGGTGTAGCGCAGCAGAGCGGGCGACAGGTTGCAATAAAGGGTCGTCGCCTCGATCTCGTAAGGAATGCTGATTTCTTCGTTGTCGTCGTGGCGATGATGATGGCGATTGCCGGAAACATCGCCGCAAGGGATATTGGAAGGATCAGCCGTATATTGCGGCCTGATCCACCGGACCTTGAGGCAATCAGTCGGACGGCTGTAGGCGTGAAGCCACGCGCCCGGCTTATCGTTCTCCAGTTCCGCCATGGAAAGCGTCTTGCCGGCGAAGCGCCACGGATAAGCTTGCAACAGCAAATCACGCGTATGCTCATAGAACTGGTTGCATGCGCGAGCCTCAGCGCTCGCCTCAGTCAGGGCGTTGATGGTGTTCTTGCCGATATTGGACAGGGCGAGATTGCAGATGGAGACGACAGAAGACATAAGGCCAACCTTTTGAGTTGGCCTAGAAGTACGTCGCACATGGTTGTCAGGATGAAACTCTTACGCCACCTTAAAGAAGATCGCGGCGTACGTCCCTGAATTGCCGATGGTGAACGATGCCGCCGTAAGATCGGGCCACGTGCCGAATGTCTGCGCTATTGCGAGATGCGCCATACTGCCCGTTGTCGCCGATGACACTTGCGCAGCGGTGCCGCCGAGAAGAACCCCGAGGTTATTCGATGATATATTGATAACCTGGAAAACGACGGTTGCGCTGTTTGTGTTCATCGCAAACCAGTACATGCCCGGTTCCAACGTAAGCGATGCACCAAGCGCGCCAGTGATCGGCCCAACCGGCGTTGTGGAGATTGACCCCGTACTGCCTAACGGAACACCCGTGGGCATTTTGGTTGTCGGGTCAGTCGCATAGACGGCGAACTGCACAGAGCCAGACGCATCAGCCGTGGCGACACGGGACGCTAGTTCCGAAATCGTCACCCGCTCTTTAATGATGACGGGATGGAGCTTGATCTGGTTTCCGCCGCTAGCCGTTCCGGCTGCTACCTGTCCAAGGATACCCCAATAGTACCGGCCAGAGACGTACCCGTAAAAATCCGCGTTGTCCTGCCGTACCCAAACGGCAGCGCCTACCGTGGCATCACGGCAGAGGTATTCGATCCCCAGCGCCGAATTAAACCACTTTGAATTGACCGAATACCCCTGGCCTGCGGAACTGTCGTTCGTTGCGCCGGGAACGGTAGCTGCAACGTTGTTCTTTGGCGTCGAATCGATCGCCTGTAGACCTGAATTGATCTTAGTACGAGCCGCCGCGCCGGTATCGCCGTTACTGATTGTCCCAATAGCCATTAGGCATCCTTCCAAGCTGCGGTATCATCCCATGAACCGCTATCGTTCCACGCGCCATTCGCGAGTATCCAGTTTGAGCCAGAACCGCCACCAGAGCCGGAAACGGGCAATACGCGCTGATTGTTGTAAATCGCCCTGTTGTCGCTAACGATCACAGCGCCAAGAACAGGTTGCTCATTGTAAACAGGCTGATCAGCGCTCAGAACATCGACGCCGGTCACAAGCTGATTGTCGACAAAGGCCACGCCTTGAGCGGCCTCACGAACACCAATGACCGGCTGATTGTTGAAAATCTTCGTACCATCAGCAACAATGCGGATACCGATCTTGCGCTTAAAATTCAGTAGCGTGGCCATGTGTCAGCCGTTCGGAAAGAGGATGGAAGAGGCTTCTTTATCGGCCTTCTTCGGCTCCATGGCCGCATCGATTATTTCGAAGGACATCGAGCGCGAGCCGCCTTTGTTGTCCGTCGCAGACTGCACGCGAACGGTAGCGACCATCTGCAATTCAGTCCCAACGCGCAGATTGTCGATGCCCATGGCGTCCAGGCTATCGCCTTCGAGATAAAGGCAGGGATAGTAGTCATCTTTTTTCTCGGAGGTGGAAACTTCGTTCCAATCCTTGAAGGACTGCTTAAGGCTGGTGAGCTTCATGAACGTTCCCCTAAAAGGTGGTCCGACTTCCACGGACCTCGCTTTATTAACCAAGCGTGGGTACCTCTACGAGAGGCGGATTACCGCCCCTTCATTTTCCGTTTAATCGGCAACCGGCTGCGGAGTCTGTGCGGCGGGAGCGATCCAGTCAGGAGCAACGCCACCAAGAGCGGCTTGAATGCCGTTGCCGGTCACTGTGGCCGGTTCGGGCGTTTCGGTGAACGGTGCGGCCTGGAAAGCAGACTGAAAAGACCCAACGAGGTTGAACGCCTCAATGATCTTATCCGCCTCTTTGGCGTCGGATACTTCCTTACCGCTCAGTTCAGCAGCCAGGGCCTTTCGATCGGCAGCAGGGGCGCTTTTCCAGTCTCCCGGAATTTCAGCCTGTGCCTTTCCAGACGACGCCAGGGCGGCAGCATCGCCGCCGCTTGCGCCGCCGACTGGCTTCACCCAACTGCCCATCTTATGGCCTTCGGGCCACTCGAATGTTTCGCCCATCTCGCGGATCACGCCGCCGATGAAGCCTCTTGTCAGAGCGCGGACTTTAACCATTGGACTGGTTGCCCATGGTGATAGCCGCCGTGATCTTGCCCGTCGTCGGCGCGGTGCCGGTCACGGTATAGTTGAGGCGCAAATAGCGCTCATCCGTGCCGCGAGTAATGTATTCCGGCACGATGACGCGGCCAACCGTGAGATTGGCGAGCGGGATCGTTTCCGACCATACGGTTTTTGGCGAGCCGATAGCGCTGTCGCCGTCTACCTGCAAGGAGACGGTGAGCGAAGTCAGGTTGTTGAACGCTTCAACCACCTGAATGAGCAGCGGGATCGGCCTTCCCTTGCCGATGTCGCGAACGATACCGTTCTGAACCGGGCCGAGGTCGATAATGTTGGTGCTTGCCGCCGTCGCCGTGATTGCCTGCGCGTCGGAAAGCAGTTCTTGCTGACTGGTGATCATTTCAATTGCCTTTCGTTTAAAGCTATCCCGTCGCTTGATTAGGCGACGGGATAAGGCGCTTTCCGGTTAGATGGCGACGGACGGAACGAGAGCCTCAGTGTTGAGGATGGCGTCCGTCATGCGGATCGGAATATCGCGGTAGGTCTTGACGACCTTGCCCTCAATTACCGACTGACTGAGGCCGGTATAGTTCGGGTTTGCCGCGAGCAATGCGCGGTCGCTCGACTGCGCATCCATGATTTCGAGAACCTGACGGTTCATATAGATGGCAGTCTTGCCGCCCATCGCGCCGTAGCCATAGACCTGAAACAGGCGGTAGTATGCCTTGCGCATCAGAGCCCACACATCGACGGTGCCGGCCAGGAGATCGGAAACGTCGATGTTCGCGATACGGGCATTATATCGGTAGTCCTTGACGAACGCGCCGATATGCCAGTTGAACATGCTCACCTTGGCGTAATAGGTCGCGCCGTTGACATCGCGAACTGGCTCCTCGCCCTTATCGTCCATCGAGACGCCCGCCTTGGTACCCTTGGGATAGAGCAAGGACGTGGCATGATCGGCCCAGGTGACGAACCAGATCGAGGTGTTGTCGGAGCCCGCGCCGCCGCCGGGGATGACCTGATTGGCGATATTCGGCTTTGCCGGATCGACAAGGTTCGTATTGTAGGCGTTGAAGCGAGCAGCGAGGCCCTTGAACTTCTCGGGAGACGTGGCCGTGTCATGGTAGAAAATACCAGACGCCATTTCGAGGTTCATGGTCTCGAGATATGGAGCGCTGTCCACGAGGCGGGCCTTGGCCGGATCGGGAGCGAGAGCGAGCAAGCGCGTATCGATTTCCGAACGGGCTTCAAGGAAGCCGGTCGTATCGTCCACCTGTTGCATGGTGGACTTGGAGGCAGACACGCCCTTGTAGAGACGGCCCCAGGAGGCGGTTGGATAGCCGGTGCGGATGGTGTGCCGGTGAACAGCATCCATATTGCACTGCGTTGCAATCGCATCATCGAGAATTGGGTTGTTCTGCTTGAGCAGTTCAATCACCATGCCTTCGGTCGAGCCCTTGTAGGCGTCGATCAGGCCGGGGTAAAAGCTACCGATAATTGCCATTCTATTTAACCTTTCGGTACGTCGTTCTTGAACAGGATATGAGCCGGATCAGCAGGCTTGCTTGCCCCGCCAGCGCCGCCGTCAGCCGGATTGTCTTCCTTGATCATGGCCCCGACTTTCGCCATGAAACGGATAAGCTCTGGATGGTTGCCGCCACCAGTCGCTTCCAAATAATTTTTCAGATCGGGCGTGCCGATGGTGTTGACAGCGCGTTGAGCGTCGGAAACCGTGCCTTTCCACTTGTCGCCGCCCATGTCTTTGTCAGCCTTGGCAGTGTCAACCCAACCCGATACGGTCTCGCCCCAACGCTTCATGCGATCTGCGCCGCGATCCTGTTCAACCTTGATGAACCTGTCGGCAAGCTTCTGAGCTTGCGCGTTCGTCAGACCGAGTTCTTTGAATTCAGGGCCGACCGCATCAAGCAGCGCCTGATCGACTTCGACGCCCTCGGGCATCGTGAGCGCATACTTGCCGTCCTCGGGAACCTTGTTCGCCGGATCGTCCTTGCTCTTGTCGTCGGCTGGCTTCGTCTTGTCGTGTTCGGCCTTGGCGGCGGCGTTCTCAGCTTCCGACTTTGCCGGATCGTTGGCGTACTCTTTCCAGTCAGCGGCCTTGTTTTCGCCCTCGCCCTCCTTGCCGGTCTTGTCGTCACCGGCAGCGAGATCAGGCTTGCTTTCCTCGCCCTCTTTCGGGAACAGAATGCTTTCCGGCGATGCAACAGCAGCAGCGGCAGCGGGCTCGACAACAGCGGCGGCAGTGCCAGCGCCCTCAGCTTCGAATGCGATAGCCGGGCGACCGATACGATTAAGCATCAACGTCATGTTCTTCACCTTCTTGGTTTTTGGCGATTGTCTCAGCCGCCAATTTGTCGATGGCCTTCATTTCCGCGATGACCATCAACAATTGCGGATACATTTGAGGGTTGAGTTGATCGAGCTTCGCGATCAGACGACGGCCAGGCGCTTGCGTGCCAAGCGTGTAATTCGTCGCGCTCGTCATCTCTCCGCAAAATGCGTCCTGATAAATCGCGCATTGCTCAAGCATCCAGAACAGCACGCGCTTGCCTGCCGACGTTCTGAACACGTCATGAAAAGCCTTATTGATTTCGGCCTGTTCGACCGTTTGCAGCGGAGAAAGTTGTTCGATCAAATCGCTCATCAGCCAATCCCAAGCTGTTGCAGCAACGCGTTGCCGTTCGGGTTCTGATTGGCACTCGCGAGGACTTGCGCGGCCTGCGCGCCTTCCTTGGCAGCGGGAGCCATTTGCGACATCATTTCCGCGCTCTGCTGCTGTTTCAATTGCTGCGCGCGCTGATCGCGGAGTGCCTTCACCTTGTCATCGGAAAGGATGATGGAGGGCGGCACACCGATCATGTCAAAGTACTGATCAATCGCCTCGTCACCGTCGAGCTTGTCGAGAATTTCGGGCTTGACCGCTGAAATCTGGCCCGCGAATGCAAAGCCTCGTTCGATCGCACCGGTAGCCACAGCCTTTTGCGCTTGGCTCAGCATCGACGTGTATTCGATCTTGAGCGGCTGGCCGTGCAATTCAGGCGGCGGCGGCGGCAGTTCGTGGCGACGGTTCAGAATGTTGTATGTGCGGTCAATCGTCGGCTCAAGCTGGCCGTTATAGACGTTCTCCAGAACAGGGCCGAGAGCGATTAGCTTCTCTTCCTTGCGTTCCGAAATCTCCATAGTGTTGCGCGGCTGTATGCCTTCCATGTCCGTGATGGCAAAGAACAGGTCAGCATAGAGCCCTTGCTTGATACGCTCTTGCGTCTCGCGGATATCCTCGCGCAGTTCGCTCAAGTCTAGTTTCACTTCCATAGACGGGCGAAAGCCCTTGCCCGTAGGATCGTCAACGTAGGTCACAGCGCCCGGCAGGAGCGAAGCCGGGTTATTCCGCATCGAGACCGGGCCGGTCATCGGCGGGCGCACCTTCTTGTCAATGCCCTCAAGCTTCCGCTTCTGTTCGTGCTGGAGCATCTTGATATCGCCAAGCACGATAGAGGCAGGCGACAACCCATAATGATCATCGTCGGAAAGCTCCCAGGCGGGGGCGATGATCGGATTTTCATCGAAGCCGCTTTCCTCAAGCATTCCAGCATCGCCGCTTTCGTCCATCCAATAGTTTGACAGGAACGGCTTGTTACGCTTGTCGATCTTGCCAGGATCGCGGGAAAGGCGCGGCTCAATGGCGTGGTTTACATCGAACAACTGCTGATAGTTGCTGTTGTCGTAAAGCGTCCGAACGCGGTCGCTGGCGTTCTTGTAGCCGAAGCGCTCAATGATGCGCTGCACGGACCAACGGAATTGACGATAGAGCGTCGTAACGCGGCCCTTTGTATCGCGGGCGATCCAGAACCGACCATGGATAAGCTGTTGCATGCGGATCATGGTCGTATCGTCTTCGGCCAGGATGCCGACCGATTGGCCGAACTGGCCGAGATCGCCGTAGCCGGTATGAAACGCGTTGTAGAGGTTCGACGCCTGGAACACTTCGCGCATGCGCTGCTCGACTTGAGCGAGGTATTCCTTGACCGGGCCGAAGTCCTTCAAGTCAGGATCGTACGTCGTCAGGCGAAACCATGGACGCGCTGGCGACGTGAGGCCGGAATGCATGCCTGATTTCAGCGTGCTGAGGGCGAATGTTCCGGTGCTGTCGATGATCTTGGCACGCGAGCGCGGGCCTTCATTGCGAGACGCAAGACGAAGGCGCGTCGGCTCGATATGCTCCGCAAGCGGTATCCATTCAGCCTCCCAAGGAGAGCGAATGGTTTTCAACTCTTCCAGGCGGCGGCGATGATAGCAGATTTGCGTCTCGTACCGTGCAGCATTGCCGTCCATGAGCGTTATCCGACCTCGGTAAAGCGACGAACGCCACCGGGCATAACGTCATCCCATTCATGCAGAGATCGGGCGAAGCTCTCGCCATTCTCTTTTTCGTAGATCACAAGCAGGCGCGCTTCGTGATCTGTGTCGCAGAACAAGGAGAGCCTGACGACGGTATAGACATCGCCAGTCTTCCAATTTCTCCAGCGCGAACCAATAGTTGGCTTTTCGGTCGTCATCCCGTCACTGGCCCAACAGAGTTTTCTTGTCAGTCGGCGCAGAGGTATCGACGCCAGAGGGAGACGTAAGAATGGTGTTCGTACCAGACCGAATGCGATCCTCGGTACGACGGCCAGCGGCGGTAGTGGCCGTGGCGTCTGGCTGCTTCATCTGCGCCGGTTCAGGCGGGAGAACAGGAGCGGCGGGAGTAGAGGAAGAGCCGAACATGCACATAGGTAATCACCCAAAGATTTTGATGATGATGAAGACTACGACGCTGCACGGCAGACCGTAGACAGTGAGCGATAGCCACAACCGCAACTTGCCGATTGGGAGTTGCTCAGAGATGCAGGACAGGCCGACCGGAAGCGCGGAGAACAGCGCAGAAAGAAAGAATGCATTGCCCTGGTGATACACCCAGGCGACCATGCACATGACGAACAGCATGCAGCAGAAGAGCCGCCCATTGGTCGAGACGTTGCGATAGGCAACCATGCGGTCGTTCACATTGACTTCATACGGCATAGGCACAGTTTGATTTTCGTCGGACATTCGCGGCGCTCCTAGCGCGGTCAAGCAAGCGGGTCGTAATCCACCTGTACGGACGAATGGTTGTTGCTCCCAATCGGCGTTGTACGCTTGGCGACCGGCTCAGCGAACGTGAGGGCCAGCGCATCGCCCTTGTTTGGCGACGGGAGCCCGCGTTCCTTCATGTCTTCCTTGCTCTCAAGCTGAATCTTGCCGTCGAGCCGTGCCACGGTTTCAGGGCCAATAATATCCTGGTACAATCCGTCATCCTTTGGATCGATCGCGCCGCCAGCTTTCAGCCATTGCTTTTTCATGCCCCACATTTCGGCGCGCTTGTTGAGGTAGCCTTGATCGATGGGTTTGCCGCTGAACCAGATGAGACGCCACGAACGGCCCATGACTTGCCCGGCTGAATAGATGCCAGTTCCATAGCCAGCGTCGATAAACACAGCGTCGGCTTGATGCTCGACCTCAAGCCGGGCGATCAGGTTCGCAACCTCAATATCGTTATCGTTGCGTGGCAGAGAGGCGAGCGACTTCGAATAGAGCCCTTGCCGCAGCATGATTTCTAGCTTGTCATCGCCGGTCCAAGCCGGATCAACGCCGATGATGACGGGCGCGAAGGCGTATTGCTCTTTGCGCAAGTGGACAGCGCGCGCCTTGTCGGCGTCGTCGGATGAAATGAACTGCATGGCTGATTGGCTCGGGAATTGTCCGCGCACACGAATTTTCACCACGTCGCTATCTTCGCCGTGGTCGTCTACGAGGCGTTGCAGGAATTGCTTGTTCGTGCCGGGAACTGTGCGGCTATCAATCTGCCGGTTGATCCACCGATGACGGAAGCGACGGAAGCACTCGCGAAAGCGACCGCTGTTGCGCGTCGGATTGCCGAAGACAACCCAAATGATGATGGTGTTTTCGTCGGTAAGCGCGCCTTCCGCGACTTCCCAAACCTTATCGTGAATTTTCGACGCTTCATCGAACAGGAGCAGGATGATTTTGCCCTTGTTGTGCAGACCGGCGAACGCTTCGGTATTGTGTTCGCTCCAGGGAATGAAGTCCTGTCGCCAGCTATCGGAGCGCGTCGGATCGCGGCTCTTGATTGTCGTCGCCTGCACGTCAAACCAATGAGCCGTTAGCGACATACGAAACCACTTGCCGATTTCCGGCGCGGTCTTTGTGCGCAACTGTCCATCTGTGTTCGCAGTCGTGACGATCTTTGCATCAGCAAAGCAGGACATGGCCCAATTGGAGAGCATGCCCATCTCGGCGGATTTGCCGATACCATGGCCGGATGCAACGGAGATTTGCAAAGGCTGATAGCGCGTCTCTGGATCGGCAAGATGACGCTCAATGATATCGTTGATATCGTCCTGCCATTCGCGCGGGCCGTCATAGTCCGATAGTTCACCGTGGCCCCAATCCCACGCGAGACGCGACCAGCGCTTAGGCTTGAACCGGCAGGAGGCAGCAAGCTCGATTATCGCATCATTCGGATCGGCGCGTTTTGCAGGAGCAGCCATCACGCCGCCTTGCACTGGAACGGTGCGGCCTTATCGATGATGAACGCGCATTTGACGCAACGGCTCATTGTTCCGCATGCAAAGCGTACATCTGTCAGCAGATGACCTTGAGCGTCAGGACGTGGCTTGAGTGACAACTCGCACCTCTTCCACGCATGGCGCGTTCTTCCCGGTCCTACGCTTGATAGCGCCACAGATGCGACACGTCAGGACGCCCGGCTTGTCTCGGTTTGCCGTCCATTCGTGCGCGAGCTTAACGGTCACTTCATCAGCCATTCTTAGCCCTCTCCATCGCAAGCAAATATTTCAAATCGCTCGCTGTCTGGTTGCTCATTCGGCACCGAGAAAGAACGACTTCTAACGCGCGGTCTGTCGCCATAATCACGCCGCGATCTTCAATGGCTTCGATGACTTTTGAGGCGTGAGGATCACACCCGCATACGGGCCAATCACAATCAGCCGGATCATTGCCGCCCGCAGTACCTTGCCTGCGTGCGGCGCATTCCCACTTGTCATCCATCGCGTTTCATTGCCCTTTCCAGTCGATCCGCAAGCGTATCGAGCCCCTTGACGACAACAGTTTCAGAGAAGGCGTTCACGCCTATATGTTTGCCGATCAACTCAAGGCGCTTGATGCGGTTATCGAGCTTGATCTTGCGCACGGTGCCAACGGCCTGACGTTCCTCGCCATGGCCGTCAAATAGCTGCTCAACTTCGATCCCTTGCACGAGCCCTTGCCGCCAGATCAGAGGCCACTCGCTAACCGGCTTCAATCCGCCTTCGCTGTTGTAGAGATCGTTAATGTCGGCAGTCGCCTCAGCGGCCAAGCGCTCCAGCAGCCATGCGGCATCAATCTGAGTTTTTGCAGAGCGCATTGACTGACGACGCTCTATTTCAGCCTTCACGTCAGGATTTGTCAGGAGTTCATAACCCGCTTGACGTGCGCGTTTGGCGGTCGATCCAGAGGCAATTGCGGCCTTACTAGGATCGGGATCGAGCATGAAAGCTTCAACAAATAGCGCCTGTTTTGGCGTTAGTTCAGACATCGTAATCAAGCCTCTTATTGCGAGACAGAATTACGCGGGAAATGGTTGTTGCGTTAACCGCATTGTATTGACGTGGACGTCAACGAGGTTGCGCGGGGAGGTTTCTAACGAGGCACAAACTTTTTTGTAATAGCGATATTTTTCGATTTTACATTGCGCTCTATTTTAAACACCGACTTCAACCCCCTATTATAAAAAGTTTACTACCTCTTACAATCCTCTTAGTCTCTAGTTAAGTTATTGATATATATAAGATAAGTAGTGGCAGAGAGGTTTTTAAGGAAATTGATATGGTTGATTGTTCACTGACGTATGAACAATTAGGATTATTGTTCACAGTGAGGTTGCGCGAGTAGGTTTTTAATTTTCGGTCTCTTAAAAACCTATTTACAAACGTATCGGTCGCATGTAGTGTTGCGTTTATCGAAACACTCTATGGAGATAAACGCATGTCCGATTGCGCATTCAAGACCGCAGCATTCCCCGCATACACTACCAAAGAGCTTGAACGTTCCGTGAAGGAAAACCCGCTGCTGACTGACGCGCAGCGCAACAAAATGCGCGCCGAGCTTGAGCGCCGCATGGCCGTAGCCGCTGGCGATGTGTCCGTAATGACCGATGGCGAACGCCTTCGCTTCGCCAAGACCGGTACCGCCCGCTGATGCATTTAGGCAAGCCGGTTTCGCCCGGCTTATCCAACTGCACCAAAGGAGATACGCAGATGTTCAAAATTCAAACTCGCCTCACTCAGTCCGGTATGCCGTCAAAGTCATGGCGCGACTTCGGCATATTCAAAAAGACCTTCGCGACTGAGGATGATGCTTGGGCTTACGTCGGTTCTCTTGACCAAGACGGATACGTTGACCGCCGCACATACCGCGTTGTTGCCGCCTGATGCGGTTTGGCGACGGCTTTCGAGCCGTCATCTAACCACACCAGCGAAGGAGCAAAGCAAAATGAAGATACACCCTAAGCCAATGATCAGGCACAAATCGCACCCGGAACAGTGCAATTTGCTTGTTGTCGGGCAGGAGACAGGAGCCGAGACGGTGCACGTTGTCATTTCTATCAACGGAGCAACGCAGCGGCTTTTGCTTACGCCGACCGAAGCAAGGGCGCTTGCCGCCTGCCTTATCAACACAGCAGACGAAATCGAGATTTGATGCGGCTTGGCGAGCGGGGTTTTCCCGCTCATCCAACTGCATGAAGGAGAAACGCAGATGAAAACTATAAGCCTTCCGCGCTTGTTTTATTGGGATCATCTTGAGCGCGATTTGCCGACGCCTGAAATGGTCCAAAGCAACAAGGCGCATATCATCGTAAACCGCGACGACCCGGCTATGAACGATTTGCTTGAAGATGCTGAATTCTATGCATCCGACGCAATGGACCAACTGCCGCCCGGCCTTAAGTCATCCGCGAAAGCAACCGTAAACGCCATCAAGAAATATTCCTGATCTGTTTCGGCATCCGGCCCGCGTTGGCCGGATATCTAACCAGAAGAAGGAGCAGGGCATTGACAGCCAATATTGCCCGCGTGATCGACTACGAGACTACGGGAACACAGGACGACGAAGCCGCAGAGATAATCGAATTTGGCAAGGTTGACGTTGATATTCAAGACAGCGCCATTACCGAATTCTGGCGTTCGTTCGCGTTGCCGCGTGGCGATATACCGGCAGTGACTAAAGCCGTGCACCACATCACGGATAACGACGTTGCTCTTGCTCCCCAGGCGCGCGAACTATGGGCCGAGTTTATCGAAGAAAATCCGCCGTCCTACCTTGTTGCCCACAACGCCAAGTTTGAGCAGCATTTCACGCCTGATTTCGGTATCCCCTGGATTTGCACATACAAGGTGGCGCGCGTCGTTTGGCCGGATGCTCCAGGGCATTCTAATCAAGTCTTGCGGTACTGGCTTGGCTTGCCAGTCGATGCGGAACTAGCCGAGCCGCCGCACCGTGCTTTGCCTGACGCCTATGTGACGGCTCACATTTTCATTGAGTTGCTTAAACACAAGACGCCGGATGAAATGGTGCACATTTCAAAGTACCCGGCTTTGCTGAAAAGGATGAATTTCGGCAAGCACAAAGGTACGACGTTTGAAGCCGCTCCGCTCGATTACCTTGAGTGGATCAGAGACAAGAGCGATATGGACGAAGACACAAAATTTACCGCTCGATACTGGATTGCGAAGAGGCGCGAACCATGACCCACGCCGCCAAAATAGCCCGAGACGATTTCATTACCGAAGCCTTGCGCGCCGCAAATGACGCGCTAGGCAACGAGCAGCCGACCGCCCAGGCATTGGCGATCATCGCCGCGATTAAGGGCTTGCGCCGCGATCCTGTGCGCGTGGCGTCGTTGAGCCGCGTCGATTACCTGACGCTAGTTCAGCAGGCCGCGCAAGCCGCCTGGACGGCCACACGCGGACGATTGCCCCACCAGCCAGCCACCGGCCCAGGCAACGACGCCACTGCCGGTATTGACACGCCCATAGGCCGCTTGACGGCCTTGACCTATCGCCGCGTGTGGAACGGCAGGAACGGCCAGCGGATCGCGTGGGCGACGGAATACAGCCTGGACGGCGAGCCTATCACCTTGGCGGAAATCCGCGAGGCCGGGCTTGCGCAGAGGCCGACGACTAGAAACCGGCAGAAGAAGGAGACGTGATGAACCCGCCGCTTCCCTATGTCTATCGATGGGATCGCCAAGGCAGGAAAGGACAGCCTTGCGAAGTTCTAGCGCGCGGCACCATGAATAGCTGTTGCGTCCGGTTTGCCGATGGCTACACGATGGTAACAAGCAGGAATGCTTTAATCAAAAACAAGGAGACGACGAAATGACCGACAAAAAACGAGACGGCGGGCCAGCCTTCCCGTTGACTGTCGTCATGGAATTTGATGTCAGAACCGGAGCTCCGCTCAAAAATGAAGTCTACACCGGCATGAGCTTGCGCGACCACTTCGCCGGCCAGACGCTCGCGGGTCATTTCGCGGCAAACATCAGAGGGTTTCAAGACATGCAGGCAGTAGCCCAACATTGCTATTTAATGGCCGACGCCATGCTTGCCGAGCGCGACAAGCCGAAGTAGCAATAGCTATTGCCACCAGTCACCATTTCGGGAGCTTATCACATGACCGGAACTATCATCATCGCGAGCTACACCGCCTTTTGTGTTTTAGCGATGGCAATTTTGATTTTGATTGTCATGCGAGCCTATCGAGAAAGCTGCGCCCGCGATACAGATTACGCTGACCGCGTGACGAAGCGCATGCAGGCAGTTTTTGACAGGAGCTATGAGTGAAAGAGGCCATCGAGCAATTCAAGTCTGGCGATCCTATCGAAGTCAGGTTTGCCACCCATGACGGCTATATTTGGAACCGCGCCGAGGTTCTGTATGTGGACCACAAGTTTATTGCTGTCGCTTACCCGAGCGGCACCGGCCAAGCGCTTCCTCACAACGAGGGCCGCTATCGAGCGCCGCAGATCGATATTTTTTGCCCTACGACGTGCGAAAACCGCAACACATGTTGACACGGTTATAAACGCGCATATAGTGTTGTTGTTATCACATTAACTATGGAGATTAACGCAATGCCCGAAGGTAAGAAATGCTCCCTCTGGTTCGACACGGACGGACAATGCTGCCCGCGTATCGGCCAGCATCGAACCGGCTGCGTCTATCTGGAGCAGCCTAGCATGATCAGCGCCCAGGAGATGGCACGCGTGAATGCCCGTCGCCATCACCACACGCTTGAGGCTATGGGCTTCACCGTCCTCATGGTGGCGCTTCTGGCGTTTGGCCTTCACCAGTTCAACAATCAGGTCGTGCGTGAAGACCAGATTAATCAGGAGGTCACGAGCCGATGACCGACCGCATGAAAAAAATTCGGTTCATCAACGAGTGCGGGCCTTTCGCGCTCTTAAGGGCAGTCGAGGCTGCTTTTCACCGCAACGGCCCAGACTGGCTCACGGATGAGCAGCTTGACGAGATCGTAAGCGAACAGGTTCGCGGCCTTCGCGAGCGTCAGGCCAGGAACTGCAGAAATCGCGAGATCGCGCGAGAGCGGCAGCATGCATAACACGGCTTTCACACTCCAGCGCGGCGGCGAAGAAATCAATCTCGATATTGATTACGCCGTCACGCCGTTTTTCGCGGGCCGACGCTATGGCCTGCCCGAGGATTGCGAGCCGCCATCGGGCGGCGAAGTCGAAGAACTTGAAGTGTTCCACGACGGCCAGCCGTTCGCGCTCGCACCGAAAGAGGTCGAGCAGATCGAGCGGCATATCTGCGAAACGCACGATTTCTACTAGGGGTAAATCACATGGCATTTTTTAAGGAGGTAGAGGGCGAGGCCGCAATCGTCATTACGAGAGGCGTTTACAAGCAAGTCCCGATCTACACGCGTGACGGCTTTCTCTACGCCAAGGTTGGCTGCGGTTTCGTTCGGCTTATGGCCGATGGTTCGACCACGAAGGACAAGACGCGGCTCGACTTCATGAGTTGGGACGGCGCGTTGCGGAAAGACCAGTTCGGCCGTCTCTGCACTGGCGAAGTGAAGCACTCGAAACCGCTGGAAGACGACAAGAAGCAGCTATTGTTAGGGGCTCCAGAATGACCCCCTACGCCTCAGTCGCCCTATTCCGCCGCAATGGCGCTGTTGTCTTCAAGCCGCCCCGCAAGGAACGGCCAGACGACACCACGCAAGCCCGCAAGGCAGCTATGCGCTTCTGGCGCGGCAACCTCGCAACCGGTGACGCCCTGGTTAAGGTGATCGTCTTGCGCGAGTTTGGCGGCAGGCTGGAAATCAGCGAGCGCGCCAGCATCGCGGGCAAGGATAAGCCGTGGATCGATTTCGACGCCGACATTACCGCGTCTCTCAAAGAGCCGCACCTTGCCGCCTGCATTGCCGAGCTTGGCATTGATCCGGCCAAGGCTGCGCCGGAAATGCCCGACACGCTGGAGATTAATGGCGTGATTTACAGAAGAGAGATTTAGCAATGCGTACCGGTATCAATTGCCATGAGCGCGACATTCTCCAAATGCTCGCCAACGGCAAGATGCTCAAGGAAATTTCACACGTCACCGGCAGGAAGGAAAGCGCGCTTTCCTTGAGTGTCAAACGCGCTCGTGATCGCGTCGGTGGCGGCGGCACAACGGCGGGGTTTGTGGCCTTCGCACTTAGAAAGGGTTGGATTGAATGAGCGAGTACCCGGAAGATATCCTTGCTGAACGGCATGAGAGGGCGATCAAGGCGGCTATAAACGCCAGCGTAGCAGAATACCACGTCGAAGGCAGCACCGACGAAAGCCGAATGAATGCCGCCATCCGCGCCTATCTCGACGCCATGGGAACAGCCGGGACGGTGACGCAGGAGCCGGGGGCCGTGAAGGTGCTTCGCGAGATCGAAAGGGAAGCGTCAAGCGCAACGAGCAGCACTTATGCCGTAGCTGTCTCTGTGTGTCAGCGAATTCGCGATATCGCCCGCTCCGCTCTCTCCTCCCCACCAAGCGAGCCCGCGCCGCAGGTGGTGGAAGACTGGCAACCCATCGAAACCGCCCCCGCCGACACGGTAGGCTACTTTGCTTGGCCATGCCTGATAGGTTTCACGGCATGGGGATCAAACCATCACATAGGCCCGATTGTTTTTCAGCCAACAGGTCAATGGGAATTCACCGAACTGGATTTCGACATGTTCTCGGCTCCCACCCATTGGATGCCGCTCCCCACTGCTACGGCCCTCGCCAGCCAGGAGAAGAAGGGATGA